GGGAGTACTTTTATATAAAAACTGGGATGCTATAAAAGAATTTATGGTAAAGATGTGGGAGCAGGTAAAAGTGAGTACATCTAATGCAGTAGTAGCCATCAAGACTGTTATAAGTTCTACATTTAACGCTATAAAGTCAGTAGTGTTAGCTATAACCAATGGAATATCTAATGCTATTAAAACTTCATGGAATGCAATAAAGACAATAACATCTACTGTATGGAATGGTATTAAAAATATAATAGTAGGTATTTTAAATGGTATAAAAGGAACTGTTCATGGTATTGTAAATATTATAAGTAGTATTATCTCAGGAGTTTGGAATGGAATTAAAACAGTTACAGTAGCAGTATGGGGAGGCATAAAAACAGCTATTACAACTCCAATTAACCTTGCAAGAGATGCTGTTAAAAATGCTGTAAATTGGATTCTTTAAAAATATAAGGCTTCCAGAAATAAGAATACCTAAAATTAAACTGCCTCATTTTAGATTAAATGGAGAGTTTAATCTATTACCACCTAGAGTACCAAGTTTATCTGTAGAATGGTATGCAAAGGGTGGTATTTTTAATAGACCTAGTGTTATAGGAGTAGGGGAAGCTGGAACGGAAGCAGTATTACCAATAGATAGATTAGATGATATTCTAGCAAAGGCTTTAGAGAAGATAAAGGTAAAAGGGAATGGCAATGATAGTGGATTGACACTTCATATAGAGAATTTTATAAACAACACAGATAAGGATATTGAACAACTTGCTTATGAACTTGAGTTTTATAGACAAAGAGTTGTGATGGGAAAAGGAGGTAATTAGCATGTTAAGTTTTAGCTTTGGCAATAAAGATAGCTATAAAGATTATGGTATTTTAATTGCTAAAAGGCCTACAATTCCTTCACCTAAACGTAGAATATCTTATGTTTCTATTCCTGGGAGAGACTCAAATATAAAGTTTGATGAAGAAACCTATGAGGATATAACTATTTTAGTGGAATGTACTTTAAAATCAAGAGAAGATTTAGCAGATAAAATAGATGAAATAAAGGGTTGGCTTATTAATAGTGGTGAAGCAAATCTAATATTTAGTTTTCAATCAAATAAAAGGTATATAGCACAAGTTGTAAATGCCATAGATTTTAAATCAGTCTATAGAGCTATAGGAGTTTTTCCTATAGTGTTTAATTGCAAGCCATTCAAATATGAAGTTAGTAATCAGGTTATAGAGGTAGAGAAAACTGAAAGTATTATAAATAATATTGGAACTTTAGACAGTAGTCCGATCATAACTGTTTATGGAAGTGGAAATATTGAGCTATTAATAAATGATGCACTTATAAAATTAAAAGCAATTAATAATAGCATAATTATAAATAGTGATATAGAGGATTGTTATAATGAAGCTTTAGAAAATTTAAACTTTAAAATGGAAGGAGATTTTCCAAAGCTGAAAATAGGAGAGAATAAGATAAGCTGGGTAGGAAGTGTTAGCAAAATAGATATTTTACCTAATTGGCGGTGGCTATAGTGATTTATATTTATGATAAGAAAACTAAAAAAGGTGAATTCGAAAACAATGGACTTGGTAAATTAAATGAAGCTATTAAAGCAGAAATTACCCAGGAATTAAATGGTGAATACAGCTTGTATTTAGAATATCCAGTTAAATCTAAAAAGGCAGTGTACCTAGAACACTTCAATATTATAAAGGCTAATAATCAATTATTTAGAATATATAAAGTAGAGAAAAAGCAAGATAATAATAAAATAATTATGGTTTGGGCTAAGCATATTTTTTATGACTTGGCCTTTTATTTTATAGAGGATGAAAGAGCGGTACAGTGTAGTATAAAAACTGCCATGGAGAAAGCTTTAGTTGAGGAACTAGCATCAACTTATATAGTGGCCAGTGATATCTTAATAAATAATACCTTATATATGGTAGAACTAAATCCAGTAGAAGCAATATTTAAAATCATTGAAAGATGGGGAAGTGGTGAACTATATAGGGATAATTATAATATTAAAATACTAAAGCAAATTGGAAAAGAAACAGGGATGTTAATTAAGTATGGAAAAAATATTAGAGGTATTAAGGTTACCAGTGATACCACCGACTTAGCTACTAAGATTTATCCTAAGGGCTTCAATGGTATAACACTAGCTGAAAAATATATAACTATACCTAATTTTGATAGTTTAAAATATCCACCTTTTCATATTATAAAGGCTGTGGAATTTAAGGATGCAGCTGATGAACCTACCTTAAGGATAATGGCAAAGGAGTATGCAAAGACTAAGGGATTTGCTAACGTGAACATAGAAGTAGACTTTATAGAGATTAGTAAATCAAAGGAATATGAAAATTTTAAAGGTCTTCAACAGGTTAATCTAGGGGATTATGTTTTAGTAAAGTATGACGAATTTGATATAGATGTAATGGTAGAAGTAATTAAGATAAAACAGGATCTATTAAGTGGATGGAATACAAAAGTAGAGCTTGGTCAGCCTAAGTCTAGAGGGCAAAGTGATTTTACAGCAATGATTAGTACAGTAAGAGATGAACTAGGAAACAAGGTAGCTCAGGCACTAACTAGTATGCTATATTATGCTAACTCACAGGAGGTTATAGTTTCAACTACTGAGGTTCAGCAAATATACTTAGGAATTACTGCAGTTTCAAGTACAAATTTAAGTGTTAATTTATCTATAAGCTGTAATACAAGTACAGCTAGCACCTTAACTATAAAGATACTTTTAGATAATTTAGAGGTACCCTTTAAACCAAAACAGAAACTGGAGCAAGGTGATAATATTATAGGAATACCACTAGGGATACCACAGGTTGGACCAGGAAATCACTATATAGGAATAAGCTTAAAAACTGATAGTGGAACAGTGACAGTACCAATATACAATCTTCAGTGTATGATTGATGGAAGAAATCTTCAAGGTGGTATGAGTGCAGAACCACCACATGCAGAAGTAGTTGAAAATATTAATATAATTAATCCTTCACAGATAATAGAAGAATATCAAACAGGTATAACTATTAATGAAGTTATAAGAGCAAGTGCAATGCAAGAAGTTAAGGTTACTGATAGTAGTATAGTAAATGTTGATAGTAGTGTCACAATAGAGTTTATATAAAGAAGAAATGTTTTTAATAAAGATTAGGAGAGGAGAGGTGTTATGTATAGAGAAACTATATCTTTTAATGAAGATTTAGTAAATAATAATGTAACTAAATTAAATAAGATAAAACCTATCTCTAATATTAGGGGAAGAGCTACAGTTGAGCTTTTTGATTCAAAGACAAGAAGTAAGGTTTATCATGCAGAAACTGAAAACTTGATTAATGATTCAGTGGTAAAACTTATGTTTCTTGAATCTTTTTATAGAAGACTGATAGTTGGGGGAAATGTTCAAAGTGGTTATATTGATTTTCCTTTTAGAAGAATATATTTAACTGATTATGATGGGGTAGAGAATGCTAGTGAAAAATATATGAAAGGAAATACCATAGGATGGTGTGATAAAAATGAACCTTATTCGGGAACTAATACATTACAAGGTACAATAAATTTATCTGAAAGCTATTATAAGCCAGAAGAAGACGGCAAAATAAAAATACATTTTGTATTTGATTTTCCTACTCATTCAGGAAATGGAACCTTTCAAACGATTTATTGGTATCAAGGAGATGGAAGGGAAACATTATATGCGCCTAATATAAATACTGAAGGTGGTAGTTCTACTATAGACAGTAAAAATACTACTATATGTAGCTTGAAATCAATAAGTTATTATTGTTCAGACTATGATAATATTGGATATGGTTTATACTCCACTACAATTTCAACTGTTACCTATAGGACCTTTAAAAGTTTCTTTCTGGATAGCTGTGGAAATAATCAAGATAACGATAACTATTTTTATAAAGCTGATGGTTCAAAGTTAACTACTAATGATTTTAGTATAAATGGAATAGCTGCTGATTCTAATTATCTGTATTTATACTACAATAAAAATGGTAATATAGATATTTATAACTTTCAAAAGGACGGTACATGGGTAGGGAATACAAGTAAAAGTGCAAGTAGTTATAAAGATGCAACCGGGAAAATACCTACTATACAATCATTTGAAGTAGTAGATGGAGTACCACATATGACCGTATACTATTCCATAAATGGTGTTAATGTAAATCATCTTCTAAAGCTAAATAGTAGCTATAGCATAGAAACAGACTATATTATAGATACACCTAGTTATGCGGATAGTAGTTGGAATATAAGTATAGCAGGAAAAACAAAAGAATATTGGATATTTAGTGATGTTAGTGGATTATTACACTTATATGATAACTCACTTAAACCTATATTTAATGGAACATCTGCAAGTAAGGCTATGACTTCAGCAAGTATTAGAAAGTATTTCTTTAGCAAGAATCATAATTATGGATATTGTTTTGGAGTGTGGAGTGGATCAAGCTATTATTACTATGCATTTGGACCATCTCTTATAGGAGCGCAAACACTATTAGCAGCTCCGATCACCAAAACACCAACTAATACAATGAAGATACAATACGATTTTATAATTGACAATATTCTAGACGGTATATTTTAGACTTTAGTACAAAAAAATATATATAGAGGGGATGTATTTATGAAAGACATACTAGGTGTGTTTCAAGCTATATTTGCAGCCATTGGAGCTTTTCTAGGAGGAATCTTAGGAGGTTTAGATGGCTTTCTTTATGTCTTAATTATATTTGTCATAATTGACTATGTCACAGGTGTAATGCGTGCAATATTAGAAAAGAAGTTATCTAGCAGTTTAGGCTTTAAGGGGATTTTTAAAAAGGTTCTTATTTTTGTATTAGTAGGAATATCACATATTGTAGATACTAAGATTTTAGGCAGCGGTAGTGCAATTCGCACCGCTGTTATTTTTTTCTACACTTCTAATGAAGGGATAAGTATTTTAGAAAACTCAGCAAAGATAGGATTACCAATACCAGAAAAATTAAAGCTTGTACTAAAACAATTAAATAAGGAGAGTGAAAATAATGGCTAGATTATGTTTTGATTATGGACATGGGGGACGAGATCCAGGAGCCTGTTATAAAGCAAAAAAAGAATCTAGTGATGTATTAAGCATTGGTAGAGAAGTAGCAGAAGAGATTAGAAGACATAGAGTTATTGTAGATGAGACGAGAATTTCTGATACTACAGTAAGTCTAAATGATAGAAGTAACTTTGAAAATAGAAACACTTATGATTACTTTATATCTTTTCATAGAAATGCCTATAGTCCTGAGAAAGCAACTGGTGTTGAAACCCTTATTTATTTAAATCCAGGTGAAGCAGCAAAAGTAATGGCAGAAAAAATTCAAAATTCAATGGTAGGCTTAGGATTTAAAAATAGAGGTGTTAAAAGAAAAAATCTCCATGTTCTCAGAGAAACAAAAGCTCCAGCAATATTAATTGAACTAGGATTTATCGATAACACTATGGATAATAATTTGTTTGATAAAAAGAGAAATGAAATAATAAAGGCTTTAGTAAAAGTTATTCTTGCACAAATAGGTATTAATTATATAGAACCTTCGTCATCAACACAAACAGGAAGTGGACAAACATTTTATAGAGTTATGGCAGGTTCCTATAGGGAGAGAAAGAATGCAGAAAATCAAGTACAGAAATTAAAGAGAGCAGGTTTTGAAGCTGCAATTATGATATTTAATAAATAACCACTGCTTAAAAATATTGTGTAGTGGTTTTAACTTTCATATAGGTTGACTTCTATTAACTTCAGAGTGATATATGTTAGTACCAATTTGATAGAAAGGAGTAATTAGAGTGCATGTAAGAATTATTGAGCCTATTTTAAAAGTGGAAAAACATAAGAAAAAAGTATGTGCTTATGCAAGAGTTTCTACTATTCATGATAAGCAAGGAGAATCTCTAGAAAATCAAGTACAGTACTATGAAAATATTATTTCTAGTAACCCAGAGTATGAATATGTTGGAGTTTTTCAAGATAGAGGAATAACAGGGTTTACAGATAATAGACCAGAATTTCAAAGAATGCTCCATCTATGTAGAGAAGGGAAAATCGATATAATAATTACAAAGTCTATATCTAGATTTGCAAGAAATACAGCTGTTGTTTTATACACTGTAAGAGAATT